TAGCAGGGCGTTTGCCATATACTGTGCAAGATTTCAAGGAACTATTTGACCCGTCCCTCGGTCCTCTGTTCCAGCACCCAGATAACCTCGATCCAAACAACGCAAGAAGCCTTGGTATTTTAGCCAAATCGGGGGCTCCTACGGGTGCGATTACGTCGGACAGTGGTCCTATGGCTCGACCGGATGATATGTTTCGTGACGAAAATCGGGGCATGGCTCCCCCCTCTCCCCCAGGATTAGACTTTGGTGCTGTGGGAATGAAGACCCCTTATGGAGCGATAACATCAGAAAACCCAACGGGCAGTGATTTAATTGGAACGTATGACATGGTTCCTGGAGGAGGTTTGGTTTCTGAAGACACAGGCACAGGAGCATACCTAGCTTCTATTTCTGGCAACCCAGGCGGTGGCGATAGCGGAGATGAAGTTCTACTAGCAAGCAATAGTTTGACTATGAACGATGCTAGTCGTGAACCTACAACGAAGCCGGGATTTGGCTACGATGAAGATGGGGAAGTCTTTGACTCGGCGACGTATGCAGCGGGGCCAACAATTAATGACTATCCTATAGGAGAAATTGCAAATATAAGAAATAATTTTTATAGTACTGTTGAAGATAGGTTTCTTAATGCGGATGAAGAAGCAGCGTACAAAGCGTTAAATTTAAATGGGCAACTAAAATCAGACATCGATGGTTCTGGACCAGATTCAATATCAAACATAATGGGAATGTCTCCCGGAGCAATGGGCGGTATTCAAGATGGATATAGGATTGATCAAGGTACAGTTGATGCAAGTAACTTACCTTTTTTTCAAAACAATCCAGAGTTGTTAAACAATGAACTTGTTAATTTCCAATCAGGATACATGAGGGCTATTAAAAGAGGAGCGGATAATTCTTTACAGAATGTGGGTGTATTAGCAGAGTTAACAGGGTTTGAAAAAACCGCTGATGCATTAAACAATGCAATAAAAGGTGAATATGGAAACACGCAGAGTGCTTCAGCTGCATTTGTGAAAGGGTATACAGAGGGTGATTGGAGAGCTTTGGTTCCTGCTATTATGGAACAAGTTCCTAATCTTGTAGTAGCAACTCTTGCTGCTGTCGGAGCAACAGCTGCTGGAACCGCTGCCGGACTATCCGCTGTACCACTGTCTATAGCAGCTGGAACAGCTGCTGCGATGCCAGAAATTCTTCAAGTTGTCGGACCTGTTGCGATGGCGAGAGCTTTAGCAAATGGAAGAAAAGTTCCTAATGCTTCTGATTGGGCTTCTGCTTCAACTACTGCTGTGGTCACAGGTGCTTTAAACTCAATACCTATTCTTCGGGGTTCAGGGGGAAAGATTACCTCAACTTTAGCAGAGTATATTCCAACGGGGCTTGTAAATAAAGTTAAGCAAGCAGTTGCGGAAGGTGGAACGGAAACACTGCAAAGTATTGTACAACAGCTTGGATCAACGTGGGGTACGCTAGACGGGTTATCTATTGACCTCAAAGAGGCTGTAGCTGAAGGAATAATAGCCAAAGGAACCACGGTTGCTGTTCCGAGTGTTGATGTATCAAACAAGAAAACAAGTGCTCCTGATATCGACCCAGGAAACTTAGGACTTTCTTTAACGTCTCCTGATAGTGGTTCAGGAACCACTCCTCAAATAGGAACGGATCAAGCTCCGGCTGGAGTAGAAGGGATACAAACTCTTGACCCTGCTTTTCAGTTAGGAAGTGAACCTGGGTATTTTGCAGGAAAATACACTCCTCCAGGTGGGGACATAGCTACGACAAGTGGGGTTAACATTCCTTCTGATGGAGGAAACATTCTTACGTCACAAGGAATACTAGGGATAGAAAATAATCCAAACATGCCCAATCAACCTGGGTTATTAACTACACAGACAAACAACGATGCGTTGTTAGAAGCAGCTATTCAAAACACCAATCCAAATGTAAACACTTCTAATTTGAATGTTTCAAACGTTGCTCCTAATCAAATGGGATTAGATTCTTTATTACCCGGAGCTATTTCACAATCGGATACAAACATCCAATCACCTCAATTAGGAGATCCAAATGCCGTGTCACCCTCTTTACCAACTATTGGCGATATGGCTGCGAGTGATCCTTCGAGCATTGAACTCATGACGGCTACAGATATTATTAATAACGAGATTAATTCAACAGGAGGCTTGTCCCTTGAAACGGCACAGGCCTTAGAAGCTAACACAGGCTTGTCCATGACGGATATCAATCAGATAGCCGAGCAAAACTTGTTAGGATTTACGGAACCTTCTACCGCAGTCACTGTTCCGAATGCTACGGGGCTAGCGTCTGTAGGGGGACTTCCTTCCATTATAGAAGGTGGTTCAAACGTTGATCCGTATGTTTATGAAGGAACGGTTCTAGATGCAGAAACCGGTGGATTTGGATCGGTTGTCGATCCAAATGCGGGCAATATAATTGATATTAACGCTGATCCGAACATAGTTGTTGGATCCAATCCTACCGCAGTCTCCGTCGTTAACCCTACTACAGCGGTTAATCCTACTACAGCGGTTAATCCTACTACAGCGGTAGACCCAGTAACCACCACGACTGTTACCAATGTCCCTGCGATAACAACAGTAGATATTCCTGAAGAAGAACGAGGGACTGTTGTAGAAATAGATGACCCCCTAGTGGATCCACCGATTGAAGAGCCTGTAGATCCGAGTGTTCCAGAAGTAACGGTCAATGCAGACGGAAAGATAGATTATGCGTGCCCAGAAGGGTACACCCTTCGTTTGGATCGCAATAATAATCAAACGCAATATTATTGCGAAATAAATGTAACCACAACTCAAATGAGGCCTGGACAAGCTGTTAATCGTTACAGATCTACTGCTGCTCAAGGATCAAACCCGCAAAGATCGCAAGTTAATACAAGCACTATAAGAACGGGAGCCACTGAAGTAGCGTCATGAACCTACAAGCCTTACCTGAAGAAGCTTTAAAAGAGATACTTGCCCTTACAGAAGCTAAAAAAAGGTTTGACATACAGGAAAAAGCGCAAGATCACTTCATGCCTTTTGCTCATCATGTCTATCCTAACTTCATTGAGGGCAGTCATCACCGTGTGATTGCTGAAAAGTTGGAAAGAGTAGCAAGGGGCGAGTTAAAACGGTTGATAATCAACATGCCTCCTCGTCATTCTAAGTCTGAGTTTGCCAGTTACCTGATGCCTGCTTGGTTTTTGGGGCGTAATCCTAAGTTAAAGATCATTCAAGCTACCCATAACACGGAACTTGCTGTCCGATTCGGTCGTAAGGTTCGTGATTTACTTGATGATCCGCAATATCATGACATCTTTCCCCACACTAGACTAAAAGAAGACAACAAAGGGGCAGGAAAATGGCAAACAAGTGAGGGCGGGGAGTACTTTGCTGCGGGTGTAGGGGCTGCGGTTACAGGTCGTGGTGCGGATTTGTTTGTAATTGACGACCCACACAGCGAACAAGACGCTATGAGCGAATCAGCGTTTGATAATGCCTATGAATGGTACACTTCTGGACCTCGACAGCGTCTTCAACCGGGCGGATCCATTATAATTGTTATGACGAGGTGGGGAAAGAAGGACTTAACGGGGCGTTTACTGGCGAATCAGGGGTCAGATACCTTTGCAGATCAGTGGGAGGTTGTAGAATTTCCTGCAATTCTGCCCTCAGACAACGCATTGTGGCCTGAGTTCTGGGATAAAGACGCATTGTTGGGAATTAAAGCTTCGTTACCTGTGGCCAAGTGGAATGCGCAGTGGCAACAGAACCCGACAGCGTCCGAATCAGCGATTATCAAGAGAGAATGGTGGCAGGAGTGGGAAGAGGAGAAGATTCCCCCTGTCAAGTACATACTACAGTCCTATGATACAGCGTTTTCCAAGAAAGAAACTGCGGATTACTCTGCTATTACAACCTGGGGCGTGTTTACCCCAGAAGAAGGGGGTCCAGACCACATAATCCTTATGGATGCACGACGAGGGCGGTGGAATTTCCCAGAATTGAAGGAAGTTGCCTATAAAGAGCACGAATATTGGGAGCCAGACATGGTATTAGTGGAGGCAAAAGCTACGGGTACACCCCTTATAGACGAGTTAAGACTGCGTGGGATACCAGCCTTGGGGTTTGCACCAGGCAAAGGGCGTGATAAGGTGACCAGAATGCACATGGTTGCACCATTGTTTGAAGCTGGGGTAGTGTGGGCACCGATAGACAAGAAGTTTTCGGATGAGGTCATAGAAGAGGTGGTATCATTTCCTAATGGCGATCATGACGACTTTTGTGATAGTATGACGTTAGCCTTGATGCGTTTTCGGCAAGGTGGGTTTATTTCTCTTGATGGGGAAGACGATATGAACGAAGATATATTTAAGAGAAAAAGAGAGTATTACTGATGGCTAAGAGTTTTGGCGAAGCATTTAAAGAAGCAAGGGCAGCAGGGCTGTCTGAGTTTACCTTTGAGGGAAACCGTTACAGCACCGCTTTAGCAGAAGAAACAAAAGAAGATTTCGTAGATGACAACCCTGTACAAACTAAAGACTTAACTAGATCAGAACGCATAATGCAAGCTCTCTTCGACTATGACGATAATTATAGTCTGAGGTCACTCGCTGATGTTGAATATAGGGCAGATATTGATGAAGCCTTGTCAAGAAGTCCACTAGCTCTGCTTGGCTATGAGAACATATTTCAAAGATCACTACCTAAAGGAGATGTTGGAGATTATATAACTCATGTTCTTGCAGAGCCAAGTTACAAAAACGAAGAAGTGCCTATGGCAACAGTAGAAGGAGCAACTATTCCAAGAGGAGTGTTTAACAATCCTAAGTTTCCACGCACAACATCGGATGGATCTATTGATCCAACGCCTATTTCGGACTTAGGTTATCATGGTATGTATATTAATAGAGATCTTGCAGATGAGGACTATAAAAGACTTACTGATGCGGGAATACTTCCTGGGGAGGTTTTTGTTAATCAACCTTTGGGTAAAATTGCAACGGACAGAATAAGTCCTGCTGGAGTTGTCAGTCATGAACTAGGACATGCAGGAGCGGATCTGGTAGATACTAAACTTAACAATGAAGAAATAGTAATGCGTATGATAGACGAAAACCCTGAGTATTATACTGATAATATGATTTATAAAGACCTTGGTGAGGGGTATGGAATAGCAGGAGATAGTGATAAAGAGACTCTTAGAAGAGCGGAGCAGCAAGCGGTGAAGGAACTTATAGAAAGAGGGGTGCCTATGAATGTTATAAATTCAGATCCAGACATGCAGTACGGAGAACCTTTTTTTGACGATCCTAGAAAAGATAACTTTATACAGAAATTTTTAAAGTTCCATAGAGAAGCAATGCTTGAAGAAGAAACAGGTGCTCCTGTACAAAAGGAAGTAAATAAACGATATAGATACGCAAGAGGAGGCGTTGTCTCCTTACTAGGAAAGGACTTAAACAATGGCACTACCACCTAGACCATCCTTAGTTGATTCGGGGATGATGGAGGGAGGTCCTCAAGAGGATCTACCACAAGTAGACGTACCCATAGATGTTCTTCCGGACTTCAGTGGAGGAGCAGAGGTTACTCCTGACGGAGAGGGGGGAGCTACGGTTACCGCTCTTACTGAAGAACTTCTTATGGAGCAGGGAGTAGAGATCCCGCATAACGCAAACTTATCGGAGTATTTAGAAGATGCATATCTTGGAGAACTTTCGTCGGAGCTTAGAGCTTCTTATCAAGATGATCAGGACTCTCGGTCAGAATGGGAAGAGGGTTATACAAGGGGCCTCGATCAGCTTGGTGTCAAGTATGACGAGCGCAGCCAACCGTTTCAAGGAGCTTCTGGGGTTACGCACCCGCTTATAGCGGAGAGTGTTACACAGTTTCAAGCTCAAGCATATAAAGAACTTCTTCCTGCGGGAGGCCCTGTTCAAACGCAAGTCCTTGGCTTGCAAGATGTCGCTCGAGAAGAGCAGGCGCATAGAGTTAAAGAATACATGAACTATCAGCTAACGGAAGTTATGGAAGAGTTTGATCCTGATATGGATCAGTTGCTTTTTTATCTTCCATTGTCTGGGTCTACCTTTAAGAAAGTTTATTTTGATGACGCAAGACAACGGGCTGTATCTAAGTTTGTTCCTGCTCAAGATCTAGTTGTATCTTATTCTGCCTCGGATCTTCAGACCGCTACGCGGGTCACGCATGTTTTACGGATGGACGGCAATGAAGTTCGGAAGATGCAAGTTGCGGGAATTTACCGTGACGTTGAGCTTACCTCTGCGGAGGAAGTGGACAACGAAGTAAGGCAGAAAGTTGATGAAATACAAGGACTTTCTAAGACGTACATTGATGATGTGTTTACTATACTGGAAATGCATGTTGATGTAGACCTTGAAGGTTTTGAGGATATGTCTCCAGAAGGAGAACCTACAGGAATAGCTATACCGTACATCGTAACAATGGACGAAGGATCCGGACATATTCTTTCTATTCGACGCAACTTCACAGAAGGGTCGGATCTCGCCAAAAAGATACAATACTTTGTTCATTATCGTTTTTTGCCCGGCCTAGGGTTTTATGGCTTTGGTTTAATTCATATGATTGGTGGCTTGGGCCGTGCAGCGACGAGTATCCTCCGACAATTAATCGATGCAGGAACTCTCGCAAATCTTCCAGCGGGGTTCAAGGCAAGGGGCGTGAGGGTTCGTAATGATGACGAGCCGTTGCAACCGGGTGAGTGGCGGGACATAGATGCTCCAGGGGGAAACATACGGGATGCAATTATTCCGCTCCCATACAAGGAACCTTCGGCAACGCTGTCGCAGCTTCTAGGAGCCCTTGTGGACGGCGGTAGACGTTTTGTGTCTCTTGCTGACCAACAAACTGGAGATACTAACTCAGCTGCTCCTGTGGGCACCACAGTGGCTATGTTGGAACGAGGCATGAAAGTTATGTCTGCAATCCATAAGAGGTTGCATTACTCCCAGAAAACAGAGTTCCGTATTCTTGCTAGAATATTTGGTGAGAACCTTCCTCCTGAGTATCCGTATGATGTTCACGGCGGAGACCGTATGATCAAGGCGGAAGACTTTGACGGGCGTGTAGATGTGATCCCTGTAAGTGATCCAAACATTTTCTCAATGGCGCAAAGAGTTACATTGGCACAGACCCAACTTCAACTTGCTCAATCTAACCCAGACTTACATAATTTAACCGCTGCGTATAGAAGAATGTACCAAGCGTTGGAAGTACAGAACATTGATGAAATACTTCCCCCTCCCTCAGAACCACAACCCGTTGACCCTGCTATTGAGAATGCTCGGGCTCTTATGGGCGAAATGCTTACGACTTTCCCTGAACAGAACCACGATGTGCATATTAGGATGCACATGATGTTTATGAAGACCCCTCTTGTTTCTACGTCTCCTGCGGTAATGGGAACGTTTTATGCTCATGTAATGGAGCATGTTTCTCAAAAGGCTCGTAAGATGGTGAATGAAGAAATACAAACCATAATGCAACAAGTTCAGTCTTCTGTTGAAAGTGGGAAGATAGATCCAGTGGCTGCGCAACAACAGATCCAACAAGTTCAAGAAGACATGCAAGATCCTGCTCAAATGGAACTGCTTATGTCCGTCCAGATGGAAAAACTATTAACAGAGATGATGCCAGAACTGATGCCCCAAGGCAACAATCCAATGGAAGATCCTCTTGTTCAGATTCGTATGAAAGAGCTTGCAGTTAAAGAACAAGATCTACAGCGCAAGAAAGAAGACGATCAAGGTGAAATGTTGATAGATCTGCAAAGAATGCAACAACGTGCAGCAACAGATGCTGCTAGAATTGAAAGCCAAGAAGAGATAGCAGACAATCGAAACACGGTTAACAGAGAAAGAATTGACGTACAAAGAGAACGACTAGAAAGAGGGTAAGGGCGCGCAACGATGAGAATCCCCGAGATTAAAGCTGAATTAGACACATATAAAGCCGTCGCGGAAGAGCGTTGGTTAGAGATTCTAGGAAGAGTAAAACGGCTTGAAATGGTTTTGATTGGAAGCGCAGGCACAACTATAGTGCTATTGTTAAGTCTTGTAATAAAAGGTTAGTACAATGGATCCTATCACGGTTATGGCTTTGGCGTTTTCGTCTGTGCGGACAGCTATAAAAACTGGTAAAGATCTGCATTCTATGGGTAAAGATCTGGGCAAGTTGTGGGGAGCCATTGATGACGCAAAGAATACCCACGCTTCTGCTAAAAAAGGAAAAGGTTCAGCAAGTGAAGTAGCCCTAACTACCTATATAACCGCGGTTAAGGCAAGGGATTTTGAGGCACAGTTGCGCGACATAATTATCACAGCCCGTGGTTTCAAAGGCTGGAATGAGTTACAAGCTATTCGAGCTACGGTGATGAAAGAAGAGCGGGAAGGGCGTTACAAAGCTCTTCAATTTAAAAATAAAATGCTTGATATATTAGGGGCTGTTTTTGCTGTGCTGATCACTGGCGCAGGAGGAGCCGGGCTAGTGTATGTCGCAATTAAGTATGCCCCCTAATTTCTTGTTGTTTATGACTATTGTGTTATTATTACTAGCGTACCATAGTTCCATAACTTTTGAACCAGGATGGATAATAGTAAAATGAATAAAAAGTCCGGAGATGTAGATGTATGAGTATGCTATAAAAGAAGTAATTAAAGTAGTTGATGGAGATACCATTGATATCTTAATTGACCTTGGCTTTGACCTGACTAAAAAAGAAAGAGTTCGGTTAGCAGGGATAGATACTCCTGAGTCTCGTACTAGAGATCTTGAGGAAAAAGCTATGGGGATCGAGGCTAAAGAATTTTTGACAAGACGACTTACGGATGGGGTGGCTTCAGGGTTACGAGTTAAGACGGAGAAGGACGGTAAGTACGGTCGGATGCTTGGCTGGTTGTTTTGCGGGGATACAAACATTAATACAGAGATGGTTTACAGAGGGTATGCTTGGGAGTACGATGGGGGGAAGAAAGAAAAGAGTTTAGACGATCTTAGAATTAAAAGAGGAGTACAACATGGGCGCGAGTAAACAGATGATGATGGAAGAATCCGACCGTATTGAACGGGAAGAGTATGATGAAGATGGCAATCCTAAAGGGTCGCAGGAGTGGGAAGTATTGGAGAAAATTATGAAGGCTAAGAAGATAAATGATTTTGCTCTAAAGTTGGACTAAGCAGATGAGTTTAATTACTTCATTGATTGGTCCAGTAACTGGTATCCTAGATAAATTTATTGAGGATAAAGATCAAAAGTCACAGCTTGCGCACGAGTTGGCAATAATGGCCGATACTCATGCACAGGAACTAGCCAAGGGACAGTTACAGATTAACCTGGCTGACGCAAAGTCTGGATCATTCTGGCAAGGAGGCTGGCGACCCTCAATCGGTTGGTGCTGTTCTCTAGCCTTATTTTATTCGTATATCTTGCAACCCTTCATAGCTTTTATATTTGCTGCGGTAGGGTATCCAATAGTTGATATGCCGGAATTACGCACTACAGAGTTACTGCCGATCCTTGGAGCGTTACTTGGAATTGGCGGTTTGAGGAGCTATGAGAAAGCAAAGGGCCTAGCAAAATAAGGAAGGTAAGTGATGTATAGTTTAGGAAACAGTAGCAAAGAGAAGTTATCTGGCGTTGAGGATCTAATGCAAAGAGTTGTTGAGTTGGCTATTGGCAAGACTAAACAAGATTTTTCCGTAATATGCGGTATGAGGACGGTTGAGGAACAAGAAATTCTTGTCGCTAAAGGAGCTAGTCAAACCATGAAGAGTAAACACTTGGAGGGTTTGGCTGTTGATTTGATGGCTTATGTTAATGGCGGTCGATGGGAGCTTAATTTATACGATGAGATAGCTGATGCTATGAAGGAAGCAGCGAAAGAACTCGGAGTTACTATTCGTTGGGGCGCAGCATGGCATAAGAACTTGAATGATTGGGAAGGTTCCGCCGAAGATTTAATGAATGAATATGTAGATCTTCGTAGGTCACAGGGGCGTAGACCTTTTATTGATGCCCCACATTTTGAAATTATAGTAACGGAGTAGAACGATGCCAACAATTATGATAAGCATTATGCCAGATGGTATGCCGGTCGATCAGATGTTGAGCGACGATGACGACGGGCCTAGCTGTCCTCTTCCCACTCAAGACGAGGAACTAAACACTAAAAATAAAGATGTGGCTATTGAAGACCACGGTTATAGAGAACCGAATACTGGGTCTTCATTTAACACTGCGGAAACGTGCGGGTCTTGCGGGAGCTATAACCAAACGGATGAGATCCTTGAATGTATAGAGGACACATCTGGGGATACTGGGTATTGCCAACACTTAAAGTTTTCGTGTAGGACTGAGAATACATGTGATGAGTGGGTAGAAGGTGGACCATTAACTTCCGAATCACAAGAAGAGTATAAGGATATTTTATAATGGATGTTGCCGACTTGGCAAAATATCTATATAAGAAAATAGAAGAGCGTCAATCCGATATAGGAGAAGCTCTTTCTAACGGTGCTGTTAAAGATTGGGAACAGTACAAAATGTCTGTAGGAGAGATACGGGGACTCTCTTTCGCTAAAGAAGAAATTAAATCCCTGCTGGAAAAAGGAAACGTAGACGATGTCGAAGACTTTATATCTTCCTGACCACGTTGCGCAGAAAATGAACGAAGAAAAATCTTTGAACAAAGCGTATGTTGATACCAAAGAATTGGTATTAGACCCCTCTCTTCTAGAAAAATCATTACTTGAACGTGTTCCTCAACCTACTGGGTGGAGGATACTTGTAATGCCTTATCAAGGCAAAGCAACAACGGCCGGTGGTGTGTTTGTTCCAGAAGAAGTTCGTAAACGTGAGTCAGTAGCTACAGTGGTAGCATATGTCTTAAAGCTAGGACCATTAGCTTATAAGGACAAAAAGTATGGATCAGAGCCGTGGTGCAAGGAAGGTCAATGGGTTTGCATTGGTCGATATTCTGGATCTCGGTTTAAGATTGAGGGCGGTGAAGTTCGCATCATTAATGATGATGAAGTTATCGCAACCATATTAGAACCTGATGACGTTAAACATATTTAAGGGGGCATCGTATGTCTGAAGAAGAACTTGTAGAAGAAGAAATAATCGTGGAAACACCTGACGACGAGGAAGCAGAAACCGTTTCCACTGAGTCGGTTGTCGAAACACCTCCAGAGGTTGAAACCGAATCATCTGGCGAACAAGAGTTAGAATCGTACAGCAAGGGTGTGCAAGCTCGTATAAAAAAACTTACAGAAAAGTTTAGGCACGAAGAAAGAGACAAAGCAGCAGCTGTAACTCTCTCTCAAAAACTTCTAGAAGAAAATAAAAAGTTACAAGGAAGAGTTAAAGCTCTAGATACAGGGTATCTTTCTGAGTACGGAGGTAGGCTAGCCTCTCAAACAGAACAAGTTAAGGCGGTGTTAAAAGAAGCCCATGAGGCGGGGGACACTGATAAAATAGTAGAGGCGCAGCAAGCTTTATCCCAGATTGCAGTGCAACAAAACCAATATAATACGGCTAAAGCTCGAGCCGATCACCAAGCTAAGATGCCTGCTCCGCAACGACAGCAACAGGCACAGCAACAGCAGCCCTATTCACCGCAACAACAACAACAGCCTCCGAAAGCTGACCCAAGGGCTCAGTCTTGGGCAGAAAAAAACAAATGGTTTGGCGAAGATAAAATTATGACAAATGCTGCTTTTACAATCCATCAAGGGTTAGTAGAAGAAGAAGGGTTTGACCCACAGACCGAAGAGTACTATAGTGCAATAGATAGTCGTCTTCGCAGGGAGTTCCCTCATAAGTTCGAAACGGCAAAGAAAACGGGAGGAAGTAGCCAGGTCGCATCCGCTGGTTCTTCCGCATCTCGCAGTACGAAATCGGGGCGCAGGTCAGTTAAGTTAAGTCATTCTCAAGTTGCGATTGCAAAAAAACTTGGCGTACCTTTAGAAGAATACGCAAAGTATGTAAAAGATTAAGGAGAGAAAAATGTCTGAAACAACTGAAAGAACTTCTCGTAAGAATGATACCCGTGAGAAATCCTCACGCAGAAAACCTTGGGCACCGCCCAGCCGTCTAGATGCTCCAGATCCCCCAGAGGGCTATGTGCATCGTTGGATCCGAACTGCTATGCGTGGCGAAGATGACAAGATGAATGTCAACTCTAAGCTTCGTGAAGGATGGGAACCTGTTCGTAAGGACGAGTACCCAGACTATGAGGCTCCCACTATTGAAGAGGGAGCGTATGCAGGAGTGATTGGTCAAGGAGGGCTAATGCTGTGCCGTCTACCTGAAGAGACAGCCCGCGAAAGAAACGAGTATTACGGGCTCCGTTCCCGCGAACAAATGGTTGCTGTAGATCAGGACTTAATGAAGGAGCAACATCCTTCGATGCCTATTAGTAATAGTAGGCAAAGTCGTGTAACCTTCGGAGGATCAAAGAGAGACTCCGATTAATTTAAAAGGATTGCTAAAATGGCAAATACTAATGGTGCATTCGGACTACGTCCGATTGGGATAGTCGGTCAGGCTGCCAACACCACGGGCATGACGGAATATAGAATAGCTTATGGTAACACTAATGTTATCTATCAGGGCTCTCCAGTAATACCAACCGCTGCAGGCGTTATCGATATAATCGGTGCTAACGCTGGTGGTACAGTTGGTCTTGTAGGGGTTTTCTGGGGCTGTGAATATGTTTCTTCAGTTTCTGGTGAGAAGATTTTTTCTAACTACTGGCCAGGTTCTGGCGCAGATTCCAATCATGGAGTCAAAGCTTTCGTATATGACAACCCTGTACAAACTTTTGTTATAAGTGCTCACGCA